CGCGATAATGGGAGGACCAGTATGGACATAGCTCTAAACAAAGAAAACGCCACCACGAGGCTTTAAATGAGTTGGGAAAAATTCTGCGAGTTGCAGGGAGACGAGATAGCCCCTCGGTATCGGCGAGCGAGCAAAGAAGCCTTGACCCTTTACGACGACGAGAGGGGCTCTTACAAGAGCAAGATCGAGCGCTTAGTCGACCTGCCTAGGAGCTTGCTCTTGGTCGGGCAGGCGGGGAGGGGAAAGACGCACTTCATGATGGCCCTCATGAGGGCTCTCTTCGACGCCCGTAAAGCCTTCCTTGGCAACGCCCTATTCTACAGGGCTACCACCCTCGATCACCGTCTGGTCGCCGAATTTGAGAGGTGGAAGACGGTGGAGCACTTTGTCCGCACGCTATCTGAGGCCCATTTTCTCTTCATCGATGACTTTGGAGTTGAGCGAGACACAGCGAAGGCGGAAAGAGACTACTTCGACCTCATCGATAGGCGCACATCCCACGAGAAAATCACGGTGTTTTCGACTAATCTTTCAGAGGCGTCCCTCAAGAAGACCTACGGCGAGCGCATAGCTTCAAGGCTAAAAGAGTGCGCGATCATCGAGTTTCACGGCCCAGACTTACGCGAGGGCAGACGATTATGAAGATCGTCATCCAAGGCAAGCCCTTGAGCAAGATGCGGGCTCGACATGCCCACCGAGGCGATTACGTGATCACCTACGATCCCCAGAAGGAGGACAAGGAGGCGATTCGCCATGAGCTGATCAAAGCGGTGAGGCGAGCCTTCGACAGTGACTCTAAGGACGAGGTGATGGAGGCAAGCGCTCTTGGTCGAGCCAAGGCTTTTGGCGTTACTTTCCGCTTCTACCTGCCCATCCCTGCCAGCGACAGCCGCCACGAGCGCAACGGCAAGCTATGGGGCTTCGAGCTAGCTACGTGCAAGCCTGACTATGACAATCTAGAAAAGTTTTACCTCGACTGTTCCAGCAAGTCAATATGGCCTGACGATGCCATGGTGGTGCAGGGCAACTCCTCCAAACACTTCTCCGACAACCCCAGAGTAGAGATAGAAATTCTTGAAAAAAAAGGACTGACGATGCATGAAAAGGCAGTGAAGGTAATTAAAAACTTTTCTCCCGATGAGTTGAAGGAGTTTCTTTACGATGTTAGGACGCTTGCGACGCTGGATCCGGAGTGCGTGGGACGACTTACTGGAGATCCTCTCCAAGACTGGCTCTCCTCCGCCGCATGTATGATGGCGAGGTTCTCTTTCAATCACTTAGATGCATTGAAGAGGGTGGCAAAAGCCTCTGGTGGAGATATCACCGAGGAGGTCTGTAGGGCCATGCATTTTGGTGAAGAAGATGAGTGAGTCAAATAAGGAAGGCTTCGATCACCCATGGGGATTATTTTACGTTCAGCTCGCCATTTTGAGCTCTCTTGAGCTATGCATGCGTCTACCTTCCGTCGACCTCGTCGAGGACACTAAGGAGCTCTTGGTCACTACCAGTAAGCTTCTGCAAAAGATCATCGAAGGGGAAGAAATTACCATTAACGACGTAGAGAGTCTGTCAATTCTTTTCCAGAAACACAGTTGAGACTACTCATGACCGACAATTACAGAGCGAAAGACACCCAAGCTAGGAAAGAAGCGATAAAGAAGGGGTACATCCCCACCTCTTGTGCGGCTAATTTTCTTGGCATAACGCCGCAAGCGATCTACATAGCGATAAAGAAGGGGCGACTAATAGCCCACAAAATAGGAAAACGTATCTTTATCGCTCCAAAGGACCTCGATGATTACCGCTTTAGCCGATATAGCCGCAAGAACTCTACTTATAACGGAGAGCTCCTATACGACAATGAGAAGGGGTTCTACTCGGTGAGGCAGGTATCGGAGATGCTAGAAGTACCTGACCAAACCATCTATTACGCGACCAGGATAGGCAGACTTAGCTCCGAGAGGAAGGGAGCGGCATGGGTGATTCACATCGACGATGTCCGCAAGTACCAGAAAGAGTGGTACAAGATCTATACCCACTGTAATCGCGGCCGTCCTCCTAACCCTCCTTCACCTTCCAAGCTAAAAAGTAGTGGAAATTCTTTTAAAGATGTGACATACAGAAGCCCAGAACAGCCGCTAAGGAGACAGCAATGTACGCTATAAGATTTGTTTACCAAGATTATCGCCAATACGTAGTCAATATTGCCGACGAGGCTCTGGGAGACTTCTTCCTATGCCTTCAAGAGGGCAAGCCCTATCTAGACAAGAGCGCGTCTGTTGGTTTTTGGCTTCCTCCCGAAGGGGTGAGAGCGGCCTTTATTACCAAAGTACAAGAACAGCCCGCAAAAGCGGACGAGGAGCCTGTAGGATGCCAAGAAAACCCAAGCTCGGAACCGGAAAGCGATTCGACAACTTAGAGAATTCTTTGGCGGCCAAGGGGGCAGCAGATCCCGCAGCTCTAGCAGCTTCTATTGGCCGAAAGAAGTACGGTAACAAGAAAATGTCGAAGATGGCCGCCAAGGGTGCACGTAAGAAGAAGTAGAAGTAGCCCCATTAACTCAGTGGAAGAGAAGTGCGTTTGTGTGCGTGGTCGGGAGTTCGATTCTCCCATGTGGCATTGCTGGCTTGGAACCAATTCAATTTACCTTGGTAGGTACAACTGGTGGTAGAGAGATCCAAGCCGGCAATTTTACCTTGCGCAGGTCGTGTTTAGCCCTCCCCGTTAACGGGCTCCTTGGGCTCCTCGCATGGGTTAATTGTCGAGGATGGATGCCGGTATCCAGGGTAGCTACCGAAACCGGCTTTTTCTTTAAGGGGATATATGGACGACAACGAAATACCACCTAACCTCAACATCACTCTGAATGATCCTGAGATCCAATGCATTGTGTTCTCAGATGGAATAGGAGGGGACTTCATGAGGATTAGCACTGATTTCGGCGTGATGCTAAACCGAAGGAAGTTTCCCCACTGGCAGCCCGACGACTTTGTTAAGGCGTTTATCGATCTAATCGAGACGAAATACAAAGTTAAATTTATTCCTCGTGAGGAGAAATGAAATGGAACTTGGAGGCGAGAGCTCTCGCATCTCTTACTCCTCATCCTAAAAACGCTCGGCAGCTCTCGAAAGACGAGGCGAAGCATCTTAAGAAGAGCCTGTCCAAGTTTGGCCTCATCGATAAGCCTATCATCACGCCATCGGGACTCATCATTGGCGGCCACCAGCGCATCAACGTCCTCCGTGAGATGGGCCATTCAGAGATCGAGTGCTGGGTGAGCGACACCGAGGAGTGGTCCGATAGAGATATCGATGAGCTCAACATCCGCCTCAACCGAAACACCGGCTCGTGGGACTGGGATAAACTCGCCAACGAGTGGAATATGAGCGATCTCATTGAGTGGGGCTTTACCGAGCAGGATCTCCAAGTCGATGTAATCCCAGGCTTGGGAGGCGAAGAAGAGCAAGACGAGGAGCTAGCGCCCCCAAAAGACCCTCGCACAAAGAAGGGGGACCTCTACATTCTCGGCGAGCACCGCCTACTCTGCGGCGATAGCACGATGCCCGATGACGTGGCCAAGTTGCTGGATGGGGGAGAGCCTATTCTGATGGTTACAGATCCGCCTTATGGGGTGGAGTATGATGCGAGCTGGAGAGAGAAGGCTCTTAAAGATGGTGGTAAAAGAGCAAAAGGAAAAGTCCAAAACGATGACAGGGTTAACTGGAGCCTTGCATGGCACCTCTTCCCTGGATCTGTAGCATATGTATGGTGCGCCTCGTGGTTCTTGCCAGAAGTGGCCACTTCTCTTGATCAAGCGGATTTTGAGAGAAAGAGCCTCATCATATGGGCTAAGCAAAACTTTGCATTAAGCCGAGGCGACTATCACTATCAGCACGAACCCTGTTGGTACGCCGTTAAAAAAGGCCACACGCATAACTGGCAGGGGTCAAGGAAAGAAAGCACGCTGTGGGAAATTGCTAACATGTCTGCTATGGGCGGGGATAGAACTCAAGACGAAAAGACAAACCATTCTACACAAAAACCCCTTGAGTGCATGGTTAGACCCATCCGCAACAACAGCGCCATCGGAGAAGGCGTCTACGATCCCTTTGTTGGTAGTGGTACCACAATAATCGCAGCCGAACAGCTAGGGCGCAAGTGCTACGCCATGGAAATAGATCCCTGCTACTGCGACATGGTCGTCGACCGATGGGAGAAGCTGACTGGCCATAAGGCTGTCCTATGGAGGGCTTCCGACGATGAATGATGATGAAGAGTTCATAGATTCTTTATCTATAATTATTATAGATACTATACCTATCTTAGCATCCAAGCACTGCGTTAAGGATTTACCAGATAGGGAGTGTCTTCTTACGCTTTTTGAGGAGATCTTCAAGACATCCCCAGAAAAATTATCCTTTGACAGGAAGATTCATGACGCGTCTATTCTCCTTATCCTTCTTTCTAGGCTTAGCCTTACAAAAGGAGGCGTTGATTTTATGGACCTTCATTTTGAAAATGGGAAGCGTATACCTAAAGCCTTTCTTAGGTCTTGAAAAATGAATAAAGAACTCGTCCTCTCCACTCTCCTGGCCGCCGTCCCTATAATGGCCAGCAAGATCCATTGCCTTGAGGATATCCTCTTTGAAATTAGTCAAAAGCAGCACTTCGAGATGATCCTATCTAAGGCCGATGAGTTCATGTTTGACGGTGGAAAGAAGGAAATGGCGGAGCTTATCGTCGCGGTAGCCGTCCTTAGCAAGCTCCCTGGTGGCGTGAAGTTTATGGGTGAAAAATTCGATTACAGCGAGGATCAAGATGCCTAAGAAAACAGACCCAAACAACTATCCCAAGCCCGACTTTAAGCCGCGCAAGCTCCATGGCCTAGAGGCGCAAGCCGCAAGGAAGGCAAAGATAGCTAACTCCCCTATGCCTCCTAACCGCGACACTTCGATGAAGGGCGGCACTAGAATATGATCCCTTTAGTTATGCTCATCTGGCTCTGTATCGTGGGGGTTATTAGAAAATATGAATGATAAAATTCTCTACGAGCTATTGTATGAGTACCTTAGGAAAGGATTGTCAAATTTCTCGTTCAATGTAGACATGGTAAAGGTTGAGCCGGAGATGATATGGGACCTGTTCACCTCTAGCATTTTCCTTAGGGAGCACTTCGGCGAGGTTAAACACCTCATGCGGTCGATCGTCAAAGAGATTGACCGCAAGGATAAGCTAAAGTGTCAATACTGTAGGATAGACGAAGGATTCTTTGTCGACTCTCCACTTCGCGCAGAAGAGCTTTGCAAAAAGCACCTACAGGAGTACGAGGAGAGATACGTAGATAGGACGCTTACGCAGAAGCATCCGGCTACGAGTGAAATAATCGGTAGGGAGGGAGACTCTTGCGCTCCACCAAGAAAACGCCATGCTACATAATGATAAATTGACGAGTGAGATGCTCATAGAGGCTCTGGAGAAGTCACAAGGCTTCATCCACCATGCCCGAGAATATATCTTTCAGAAGACCGGCTATAGGCCCTCTAGGCATATCATCAAGAGCAGGATCAAAGAGTGGGGAATGGAGGACTACCTCTACGACATGAGAACCTCCCTGGTTGAGACCTGCAAGAGAAAAGCCTTTCATAAGGCCGTGGCCGATGGTGATAATACCTGCCTCTTTTGGATCTTGAACCGATACGGCCACCACCTTGACTTCTTAGACGGCATCGATAGCGAAACAGAATCCAAACGCGGATGGAAAACACTTTTAGAGCATGTCAAGTCCACTCCTCAGCCCTAAGCAGATCCACAGCCTAAAGAATAGCGACGCTCGCCTCAATATTTGGGAGGGGCCCGTCCGCTCAGGCAAGTCCTATGCTTGCTTTTGGCGGTGGATTGACTTCATCCAGAATGGCCCTCCTGGTCCTCTCATCATGACGGGGCGCACGGAGCCGACCATCAAGCGCAATATCCTTAGGCCTCTCCACGAGCTCATAGGCGACGACCTGCAATATCGTTCGGGTACAGGCGAAGCTCTCCTATGGGGGCGCACCATCGACGTTGTAGGGGCAAACGATGAGAGAGCCGAGGCTAAGATCCGAGGGGCCGAGTTCGTGGGGGCCCTTATGGACGAGGTGACCATCATCCCAGAGAACTTCGTTAAGATGCTCTTCTCCCGTCTCTCTCTACCTGGTGCCTCCTTCTTCGGCACGACTAACCCTGACTCTCCCTTCCACTGGCTTAAGATTGACTACCTCGATAAGCAAGCCCACATGAACGTGAAGGTTTTTACCTTCCGGATGGAGGACAACCCCTCTCTCTCCGAGCAGTTCAAGTCGGACCTAAAGAAGGAATACTCCGGCCTATGGTATCAGAGGTATATCGAGGGAAAATGGGTTTTGGCGGAGGGGGCGATCTACGACTTCTTCGATGAGAGCATCCACACCATCGAGTATCCACCTGGCGTAGCTACGGGATACATAGTCGGCATCGACTACGGCACAAGCAACCCCTCTGTATTCGCCCTCATAGGCTATAACCTAGGCCTCTACCCTAACATCTGGCTCGAGAAGGAGTATTACTATGACTCCAAGGCTAAAAACCGCCAAAAAACCGACAGCGAGTACGTCGCCGACTTGACCTCTTTTATCGCTGGCTATAATGTGCAAGCGGTTTACGTAGATCCTTCCGCACTCTCCTTCAAGGTTGAGATGAGGAGGTCGGGGATACCAGCGGTGATGGACGCTGTGAACGACGTCCTCCCAGGCATCCGATTCCAGGGGCAGCTCCTCTCAAACGGAACCTATAAGATCTGCCGCTGTTGCACCCAGGCTATCAAGGAATACTCAACCTACCTATGGAGCGACAAGGCTAGCCAGCGAGGCTTTGACCAGCCTATCAAGCAGAACGACCATTGCTGCGACGCCCAGCGGTACGCGCTCTACACCCACTTCTTCGATAGGATGCAGGGAACAATGAGCGAGAAGGATGCAGCGGCTATGGAGATGGCCTACAGCTCTAAGCAAAGAAACTACAACGGTCTAAGACTAGGAAAATGATCATGAGGATTCTGGCTCTATGTTTAAGTTGTTTCGTGGTTGGGTGTCAAAGTGCGGATTGGATAAAGGAGGCGTTGGGCCAATCTCCGGAAGCGATACATCTATCTCTTTCAAAAGAGGCTATCAGCTCAGAGAGGGATTTAGTGATCGACGTAGTGATCAAGCCCAAGTAAACGATAAGGAATCGCAAGAGATCGACCATCCCTCTCATTATCAAGGCTCATCCGTAGAGGCCATCGATGTGATAGAGGCCTTCGACCTTAATTTTATGCTAGGCAACGCCATAAAATATATCCTACGGTGCGACAAGAAGGGCGAAAAGGTCAAGGATATCGAAAAGGCTATCTGGTACCTACGCAGAGAGATAGAACTCGAAAAGTTGGTTCACAAAAGCACGTGGACGAGGATGTGGAGAAGGATCTCGAAGATCTTCCAGAGGAAGTAAAGCATCGCGATGGAAAGGAAGACCAGGACGAAGGCGCTTAGGTCGTCGCCTGGAGGATAATGGCTAAATGGGCTCATGGGGCTGACAGTACCACATGGCAATTTTTAAGGTAAACGATGGTCAAATGTCTTTGTAGATGCCATGAAAATGGGGGTGGATGGATAGACGCCGAGGTTAGGATTCCCCATATCACCGCAGAAGGTTGTAGCTCCATAGTCCTTATTACTGATGGTGAGACTATCAGCCTTGGATATACCGAAGAAGACCCCATGGGATTCTGCTGGCAAGATGCCTATGACGCTCTTACAACGATAAGACATTGTCGTCCTATGGTCACTCATTGGCGTCCTCTCCCTTCTTTGCCCCGCTCGGTGCCTCTAGCTTCAGATTTATTTTGATGAAGAATACCAACGACCACAGAGCAAACTAATGAAAGACCTCGTACACAGCATTGTAAGGCATTTAGTCGAGTATCCCGAGTTGGTTAGGATCACAGAGATGGTTGGAGATTACACCATCGTTCTTGAGATATCCGTTGCAGCTAGCGACATGGGAAAGATCCTCGGCAAGAACGGCAAGATCGTCAACGCCATTCGCGTGATCCTCATGTCCATAGCTTCTGCTAAGAAGATGAGGGTAAATCTGGAGGTACTAGAACCTATCGACCATCCTCTTCTCAGAGAGATCATCCATGAATGAGGTAAGGGCTCTTCTAGATATGCTAGAGGCTGTAGGTCTCGTAGACGCCTTCCACCTATTCCTAGTCCAGAATAAACACCTTCACTGGGAAGAGGCCGCTAAAGAGTTTGCAAAGCTCTACCCAACTCTATTTGTCTGGCACTCTTCAGAGAGACCGCTTCCTAAAGAAATCATCGACTACTACGACCGCCTACTTTTTGGAAAAAACTGAAAGGCAAATCGATAAACGAGAGGAAACATGCCGCGCACGACCGACTACGACCGTTTCAAATTCAGGCCTGACAATCGTAAGCAGATCAGCCAAGCGCACGTCGACAGCTTAACTCGGTCCTTAGACCAAAAGAACCTCCTCCCAATTCGCCCCATCATCGTCAATGAGGAGATGGAGATCATCGATGGCCAGCACCGATTTTTGGCCGCAAAAAAGTTGGGGTTGCCCATCTCTTATGAGGTGATGAAGGACTTTGAGGAGGCCGACATCATCAAGATGAACTTCTCGAAGAGCTGGAACAACGAGGACTACCTCAACTTTTACTGCAAACAAGGAAAGCCCGAGTATCTCAAGCTGAGAGCCTTCATCCGCAAGTACAACATCTCCGTCATAGTGGCGACCACCATCCTCGGAGGCAAACAAAAAGTTTCTTTCTCTTCGTTCAAGAAGGGAGACTTCGTCTTCAATGAGGAAGAGCTCGTCGAGATCGTAGAGGAGTGCGGGAAGACAATCGAAGTGCTCAGGGAGGTTAAGGATGACATTGCCTTTCTTAAGAGCCTTAAGTTTTATAGCGCTCTCTTTTTCTTCATCAAGAGCATGGGCGTGGATAAATTAACCGGCTGGCTAGAGAGGGTTCAGCTCCTCTCGTCTAGGATCACTGCGAAGCCTTCCAAAGATGAATACCTAGAATCTTTCAAATATGTTTTTAACTACAACCGGAAGAAGAAGTAGATGATCTGCAATAACGGTGAAATAATTTGCAGCGATTGCCATTCTTCGAGCGGATTGCGTGGGTGGATAAATTTAGACGCAAAAGACCTAAAATGCTTCATGAAGTGGGTTAAGATGTCCGATAGAGAGCCTCCAGAGGATGTGGAGGTGCTCTTTTGTAAGAGAAGGGCCTTTTCTGGCCCAGGTTCGGACCTAGATCTTATAGACTGCGGCTTCTACAACTACCACTTTAACAGGCACACGGCCACCCATTGGATGCCCCTCCCGCCTGCCCCAAAAGAAGAGGCAGCAGCTATATCATAGGGGAGTTGACTATATGAGAGGATAGGCATACCTTGACCAAAAGGCGGTGTCTATTATGAACGACTCATCTATAGATCCCAACCACCCTCTAGCCGTCTCTATCGAGAGCGATGGCTACGACTGCCCGCTCTGTCTAGAGCATCTCTACAAGCCGCATACAGTCTCCTGCGGCCATGTGTTCTGCGGGAGGTGTATAGCCGTGCTTCAAAAGACAAACTCGAGCTGCCCTTTCCGCTGTCCGGCAGACGAGCTGCGCCCCTCTCCTCTTCCTCAAGTGAGTAGAATGCTTGAGGTGAACGACCATAGAATTGCAAGAATTGTTTACAGCGAAGACGGCGTTAAGCATCTCTTAGAGAAGGTGGAAAAACTCACCGAGATGCTCCTAGAGGAGGATCGTAAGCATCGAGAGATGATAGAGTTCATGAAGAAAAACCAGGCGCCTACATGCTGTATAGCTAGGATGCTCTACTACCTCTTCCCTCCTCCAGCCCTCCCTCCTCCTACATGAGCCATTGACCATTTTCGTGGCCTCAGGAAAAAGGTGTTCGGATAGACCACTCCCTACACCCACCCATTATGAAAAAAGTATTTATGTTCATATAGATCGGTTCTGAATTTGTTGACGTTTTGTGTCATATGGTATAGACTTTTGCGAACAGTTTAACCCTCCTCAATAAAAGGTATGCCCATGGACTGGACGCAGGCTATTGCCATCATGGCTTCAAATATTGCCTTGGTTTTTGTGATGTTTGGCACCACGATTGCTATGTGGCTTCACACAGACAAGAAGATAGAGGCCATTCAAAAAGAGATGGCCGACTTTCACGGCAAGCTCTGCGCGATAGAAGAGAGGAATAAGAAATGAGAGAAGGCTGCGAATGCTCCTACTGCCAAGAAAATGTAAACGAATATTTTTGCATCAAATGTGGTCATAATTTCAATGAGTGCGAAGTTTTCCACAAATTTGAACGCATAAATCTCTGCCCAGTTTGTCAGCCAAAAGACTGGTCTTTGCCTAAGAAGCCCATTTCATTAAAAATAAGTCAATTAAAGATTATGAATTGCATGAGCGAAGATGAGAAATTAAAATTGCAGGAATGTTTGAAAGAGATAGAGCAAGAGGAAGAGTACCTCATCGATCAGCACGGGCATAAATGGGTCAAAGACATGGGAGAGAAGTGATGAGCGGCGAGTGGATCAACTTCAAAGATAAACAGCCTAATATATACGACTTCGTTCTCGTATTCTCTCTGCAAGAAGGCTCAGAGCCATATTCCGTTTCGATAGCAAGACTAACGGATGATGGATGGGAGTTTTTGGCTGCGTATAACGATGGAAGCGGAATCGGCGCTTTTACAGACTTAGAATGGCCTGCCTCTTCTGAAAACATCACCCACTGGATGCCTCTACCTTTACCACCACAAACAGGAGAAAAACAATGAGCGGCGGATCCTACGACCATTTTTACTACAAGCTCGAAGACGTAGCGGTTCGTCTTATGAATCCACACGAGCCTTCCTACCGTCGTGCCTTCGGGCAGCTACTCTACCGATGCGCAGCAGCTATGAAGGACGTCGAGTGGGTAGATAGCTGCGATAAGAGCCCAGGTGACGATGAGTCGGCTATCATGAAGTGCGTCTCACCTTATGATGTGATCGATTGTTCAGTAGAGAGAGCAGAAGAAATCATGAAGGAGCTACAAGCTCTTATCGAAGGAGCTAAGAAGAAATGAAAGAAGAAGAATACATTTCCCAACCAGATGATGCTCAAGTTCTTTATATAGTTAAACAATGTCTTGATGTTATGCGAGAGTACTCTACGCAGACGAAGCTCACCGCATGCATGAACCTAATGGATAGAATACTTAGACTATTCTGCGTGTGTGGTGAAAAGGAAGATGTTCTAAAAGGTCTAAAGGAAATTTATAAACAACTAAAGAAGAGTGTAGAGGAAAATTTCGAATGACCGGTAAGCGCATAGGCTACATCAGAGTAAGCACGGTCGACCAGAATCCAGAGAGGCAGCTTCAAGGAATCGAAATTGACAAGAAATTTATTGAATACGCATCAGGATCTACGACTAATCGACCTCAGCTAATAGCTATGTTAGATTATATAAGAGAAGACGATATTCTCTACGTCCATTCAATGGATCGATTAGCCAGAAATACAAAAGATCTTTTGAATCTTGTAGATGATCTTAATAAAAGGGGAATCGAGGTCCATTTTATAAAAGAAAATATGTCGTTCAAGGGGCACACCGACCATATGTCTAAGCTCCTCTTGACGATCATGGGGGCGGTGGCGGAGTTTGAGAGGGCGATCATGCTCGAGCGACAGAGAGAGGGGATAGCCATCGCTAAGAAAAACGGTCGCTTCTTAGGAAAGCCGTCAGGCTACACAAAAGACGTAGTGAGCGGTATAAGAGAAGCCCTTACTACGAGGAAAAGTATGTCGCAGATCGCCAAAGATTTGAGAATCGGGCGCACCTCGCTCTATAAATACATAAGGAAAATGAAAGAACAGGAATACCCTATCGAGAAAGGTGCTTGCGCTCCATCCTCAAAAGAGATAGATTAAATTTTCTTCTTAGCGAGGGCGGCCTGATCAGCCTTAGTAGAGCCTGACCTCTACCCCTCGCCCCTTTCCCGTCAGGTGGGAGCATAGTGCCTTCACACCTAGTCGAAAGGGGCGAGGATGAATCTATCCGGCCAGGATATCAGAAACGACTACGACGATGCGTATAATAAAAATTACTACGCATGGAACGATTTCTATCCTTACGCCGACCGCGACCTCCGCTTCTACTTAGGCGATCAGTGGGACGAAGCTGAAAAGAGGGAGATGTTCCAAGAGGGACGCTCTACCTTCGTCTACAATCTGATCCGTCCAAATATCAATATGGTGACGGGCTACCAGAAAAAGCACCGTCATTCCTCCGTAGTAGTCCCCCTCGAAGCCAACGACCAGGCTACTTCCGACCAGATGACGAAGCTATTGCTCTACGTCTTTCAGTTTGGAGATGGATACGAGATGATCTCTGAGTGTTTCAGAGGCTCTTTGATCACGGGGTGGAACCTCCTCTCTCTCTGGAAAGATTACCGCACCGACCCTCTCAATGGCGATATCCGCTTTGGGCGCGAGCCCTATAATGGCTTCATCTGCGACCCCTACTTCTCTAAGCGCGACTTCAGCGACTGCTCGAATATCTGCCGACGGAAGTACCTCTCTCTTGAGATGACCAAGTCCCTCGTGCCTGGACACGAGAAAGATCTCGACCAGCTCTATCAGATAGGATGGGAAAGGGACGACAAGTTTACTTGGCTCCCCTACCAGCAGCAGCCCAACGGCCAAAAGATGATGTCCTACGATGAGTTTTGGACACAGGGATGGGAGTCTAAAAAGTACCTCTACAACGTAGTGACAACTGAAACCTACGACTATCTCGGAGAGGAATCCGATTATTTCCTTTATGCCGATCCTAACTTGGACGTCATCGAGAAGATGGAGCCCTACGTCTACCAGCATATCATCGTCAACAGCGCCTATATCAAGACCGAGAAGAACCCCTACGACCTTAATTCCTACCCTTTCGTCCCCATGTTTTGCATATTTGAGCCCGAGTCGAGTGACTACGTGCTCAAGGTGCAATCTCTCGTGCGCCCACAGGTAGATCCCCAGAGGGAGGCAAATCGCCGCCGCTCGCAGATGATCGACATCGTTGAGAGCCAGATCAACTCGGGATGGATAGCCGAAGAGGATGCCTGCGTCAACCCACGCTCTCTCTATAAGACATCGCAAGGTCAGGTTATCTGGAAGAAGAAGGGTACAGCTCCAGGAGCTTTAGAACGTCTTCAAGCTGCTCAGATCCCTCCCTCCTTCTTTCAGCTCAATGATATCCACGACAAAGACATCATGAAGGTGGCTAGTATCACCGAGGAGCTAATGGGACAAGCCGATGCGGACCAAGATTCGGGCCTTAAGGTCTTTCTCCGTCAAGCCTCCTCTCTAGTCGGCCTCCAAGACATATTTGACAACCTACGCTTTGCTCAAAAGCTAGCCTCTAAACTCGTTCTTAAGATGATCCAAGGGTGGAGCCCAGAGAAGATACGCCGAATCATCAACGAGGAACCGACGCCTCAGATCAAGAATAATCAAACGATTAAGTACGACATAGCCGTGCAAGAAGGCGTCCTCACCGACACCCAGCAACAGCTCTTCTTCCGTCAGCTCATCACTCTGAAAGAGCTTGGGGAGCCAATTCCTCCTGGCCTCATGGCGCGCGCAGCTCCGCTCCAAGGAAAGACCGAGTACCTCAAGGCGATGGAAGAGTTCAACCAGCAGCAGCAGCAGGCTCAAGCCGAAGCCGCCAAGGTGGAGCAAGAGAAGCTGCGCACTCAATCCGAGCTCTTCCAATCTCAGTCCATTGCCAATATCGCTACCGCCAAAGAGCGCCTAACAAGGGCTGTTGCCAATATGGGCCTCGAGGACGAAAGGGCTTCCAAGGCGGTGGAGAATCGCTCCGATGCCGTCCTACGACGGGCTCAAGCCGCCAAGCAGCTCGAGGCCATGGACGACGACAAGATCTTAAAGCTTCTTGAGGTCTTCACGACCTTAGAGGATATCAACCGCATGAGAGAAAAGACTCTTAAACAAGAGGACGTCTCTGTAGCGGCAGCAGCGACAAGTAACCTGCAATCAAACCAGGAGGCACAAGATGCCAGGTAAATATCGGCCCGACAAAGTTCCGATGGAAAACAAGGTAGATGCCAAGTACCCCTCTTCGGCTCACAACGAGAGATATCTCAATGTGCAGGGAAGCGGCTCTATGGGCAATGGCGTTATGGGCCATGCGTCGAAGGTTATGCAAGTCAACCCATGCCCAAACTACGATATCAACAGGGTTAACTACTCTGACTATCAGTACAAGGGCACTCCAATGCAAGCCTACGACTACGAGTACTAGGAGCTCCCCTCATGTATCAGGAGATAGGTGAGACCTCTAGAGCCATCATGGAAGACGATGAAAGACAAATCGATAAGATTCTTTGCGAAAACAAAGATCGCAAAGAGCCTTACTGGATCGTTCTCTTCGTCAAGCCAATGAAGGGGGTCACCATAGGTGGCAAGCTCACCTTAATAAAAGTGATAAAAGCCTACTTCTCTAGGCCTGTACCACAGGTCGGCATGGTTATGGGAGAGGTAAGCAACGCAGCTGGAAAGATCAAATGGGAGGTCAACATGCCTGACCGACCCTTTGGCTTTGAAGCGGTGGGACTGGAGCAAGATGGCTTTCAAGCCTATGAAACTTCCATTCCCGCCGCCTACGTCTACAACTAACCGAGCCGCCATCGTAAGGGCGTAAGAGGTCGTATGGATCAACTAAACACGGGCGAAAATGCTGGGGCCGCCGCTCAGACTGACCTAGGCGCTATGCAGTCAGAGGCGCACGCAGAGCAGGAGCAAATGGTTCCTCTATCTGCCTTGCAAGCCGAGAGGCGCGAGCGCCAAAACCTTCAAGAGACAGCCAAGATACTTCAGGATCACCTAGCCCTTTTGCAATCGAATCAACCGAAACAGTTGATGCAGAACGCAAAACAGGAGGAGTTTTCCGATGCCGATTTGGTCACCCATGGAGATTTAAAAAAGCTTGCCGACTCTTTTAAGAGGGACACGCAGCTCGACACCATGGAGCTAAAGATGGCTCAGATGTATCCGGACTACAATGAAGTGGTCAGAAAGTACCTTCCAGAAGTCTTAAAAGAAGACCCAGAGCTTAAGGCTACCGTTCTGAATGCGCCCAACCCCTATAAGTTGGCCTACCACCTCGCTAAGCGCTCGGACCATTTCTTGCAAGACCAGAGGCTCTCTACACGATCGCCAGAGGCCGCTAAAGCCGCGCAGAATTTGCAACGCCCAGGCAACCTCTCGCAGATCGGTCAAGGAGTCTCTGGCTCTGCCGCAGGCAATTACAAGAGCATGAGCGACAAGGACTTCATCGCGTTAGCCAATAAGAATCTGGGATATGTCTAATCCTAGAGGAACCCGATGACAATTACTACCGTCTCTGTTCTTCCTCCAGCGGTGCGTGACTACTACGACCGCCTACTTTTGATGACAGCCTACCCAACGCTGATTCATACAAAGTTTGCACAGAGGCGCCAGCTTCCGCGCAAGATGGGGGATACAATTGTTTTTAGGCGCTACCAGCGCCTTGCTACTGTACCTGTTCCCCTGGTCGATGGGGTGACGCCTCCAGGCGCTCCCTTGAGCGTTACCGACCTTAAGGCCCGCGTGGACTTCTACGGTAACTACGTGATGATCACGAACCAGGTCGAGCTAACCGTAGAGGACCGCGTGCTTAACGAAGCATCGAGGCTCTTGGCGCAGAACCTCGGCCAAACAATGGATGAGGTTACCCGCGACGTACTAGCTAGCACGAGCTCCGTGCTCCTTTGCGCCAACGGCAACAACGGCCAGACCCCTACCGAGATCACTAAGCTTGATATTGACGTAGCCGTAAAAACGCTACTAGGTAACGACGCAGAAATGATCTCGCAGGTGGTTACCGGTATCGACGCCTTTGGTACCGCGCCAATCAGGCCTGCTTTCTGGGGCTATATGGACACCGACCTCCTCGATGACCTCGAGCAAGTCTCCAACTTCCAGCCTACGAGCTCCTACCCAAGTCAACAGACTGTTTTGGAATCGGAGTGGGGCGCAACAGGCAACGTTAGATGGCTTTACACTAGCGTGGGAAGCGTATCCAGCGCCTCTCCTGCCGTGTATAACAACTTCATCGTTGGCAAGGAAGCTTATGCGGTCGTCCACCTAGGCTCGGAGAGCGGTGACTTCTATATCGAGCCTCTTGGTTCCGCTGGATCTGCGGACCCATTACATCAGAGAGGGACCGTTGGCTGGCAGCATCCGTTTGTTAGCCGCATCCTCAACGATGCGTTCATGTTAAACCTGATGGCAACCCATTCATAATAAGGAGGTTTTAACATGGCACAATCGAAAACGTTTCCCTGGACAAATCCTAACCCTGCCATCGCTAGGAATCTCGACGTAGGCTTTCAGGCCAACGAGATCACCATCGTGGATATCACCAACGGGGGCCAGTACTACTGGAACGACGGCTTCCCTGACGGGTATATTCAGGACGTAGACGCAGGATCGATGATAACCACAAACGGCGTTACCCCTCTCTCTCAAGGGGGTATGTTTGGGGCGGCTGTCTCTAACTTCACCTCGGCCAACACCGGCGTGATTACGGCAGCAAATATCGCCGCATTCGGGTTCGCTGTGGGCGATACGATTAAAGTTGTAGCTGTAGCGGAGAGCGGTGGAGCTGGCTCCAAGAATGGTACCTTCACCATCCTATCTCTAACCGCCACGGCTATTACTCTTGTAGAGAACACCACAGGGTACGCGACTTACGTCTCTGGTGGCTATGTCAGCAGGGTAACCGACGTCAACGGAGATCCAGTAGCTACTAACAACGTAGCTATCCAGGGCCTTACTTTGGGCACAAGTGCGGTAGGGGCTAACAGCGCCTCTATGAGCGCGGTAGTCCGTGGGCCTAACTCCGTTACCTAATGAGGGCGGGAGGGGATAAGTTGTCCCCTCCCTTTTTAAATAAGGATTGACATGAGCAAAAAGAACGACTTCCAACTACAAGAAGTTCCGGCAAAAGCTGTAAGCGATAAAGAAAAGCAATGGCTCGACGAAGTGGTCGACTTCGAGTTTTACAACCTCGAAGAGCCTGGTCTAATGAATAAGTTCCCCTTCGGGACGACCAAGAACTTCAAGGTCTACACCCTTTTCCATGGGGCTAAATACAAGCTTCCAAGGCGCGTAGTTCAGCACATCGAGTCGAGGCAAACTCCCATGTGGAAGTGGCAGCCAGACGGCCAAGGCGGTATGAGGAAGCAGCTGATGGGCTCTAAGCCTCGGTTCCAATGCCGGCAGGTCTTCGTGTGATCGTCTCCTTTGAGAGTACACGATTTGCCCTCATAGATGAAAAACGGAAAAAAATCACCATGTGTAACGATTACACATCGGAGTAGGTATGCCCTGGCAGCTGTCGGATATCAGAAGGAAAGTTAGGCAAGTTACTGGCCGCTTGAGCTCTAACTCCATGTCGACCAATCAGCTTGACGAGTACATCAACAACTACTACCAGTTCACCTTTCCCGCCGAGGTCAAGCTAGAGAGGCAGCATACCTACTACGATTTTCTTACCTCACCGAACGTAGCTAGTTACACCTTTCCAAATACCACCTATACCAACGTCGAACCACCTCTCTACTTAAACCAGAGGGCTCTCCTCTACTACCAAGACCCCAACGTCTTCAAGAACGAGAACCCGCTCAACGTTCAGCAGCAGACGCCTTGGACAGGGGATGGGGTGACGACCGCATTTAATACAACGATCCAGTTCCCCTATATCCTTCCTGGGAGCGTCCTCATCACCGACAACGTCGAGGTTTTTGTAGATGATGGGGCCGGAGTGCTTGTCGGTAGTTTAGGAGGCAGCGGAACCGTTGGCTATACCACGGGGGTGATCAACGTCACCTTCATTACAGCACCGGTTAGCGGGCAAAATATCTACGCTACCTTCACTCAGTACCAGCCAGGGGCACCTACCGCGGTCCTTCTTTACAATAATGTCTTTACATTCTATACGGTGCCTGACACGGTCTACCAGTGCCAGATTAAAGCCTACAAGATCGTAGACCCCTTGGTAGCCGCTACCGATACTCCCGTTCTTGAGGAGTGGGGCGAGTGCATCTCCTACGGCGCGGCAAGGGACATCGTGATCGACTTTGGCGAAGCGGAGAGGTACGCAGAGATAACTCAGCTTTATAAAGAGCAGGTCTCCTACATACTAACTAGGACGGTCCAAACGCTCTCCAATGAGCGTGCAAGGCCAATGTGGTGATAAAATGGCATGGAATAGAAGTCTCCCCGCGAACGCCACCAAGCTTCGCCTCACCCCTTCGATCTTACAGGCTAACTGGGATGCCATTGAGTTTGGTCAGGTACCCTATGACTACTTGAGGTTAGAGAAGCAAGGGGCAGCTCCATCTAGGGTAGCTGGCCATGGACTTGTTTATTCTCTCGATCCAGGCACAGGCTTTACAGAGCTATATTTCCGAGATGATCGTAACCCATCCCTTCAGACTAGACTCACGAATAATGGAGGCGTAGGCGCTCTAGGTCAGCTAGTCTATGGAAGCGCTATCGTCCTATCCGGAACCTATCAAAATGTTCAGAATAGCTTTGTAAGTGCTTTTGCTAGATGTCAAGGAGCAGGTGGATTAGCTGGAACAGCTTTTCACATAGCTTCTTGTACGAGGACCGCTCAAGGTGAATACACCATAGTGACGGATACAAGCTTTGCAAACGGAAATATTTGCGTGATAGCTACTTGCACTAGACCTGGCTCATCGACGCCAGGAACATTCAACTGGATAACAAAATCTTTTTCCGTAAATACGGTAACGATTACTGGAGAGACAAAAAACCGAGATGGTCAAAACAGGGACATAGATTTTGACCTCATGATCGTTGGCGGTAAATAGTCATGACCTATGAACCTAAGCTCATCGCGGCCTTTACCACAGGCTTAGACACCGACGTTCAGCCATGGATTCTTCCGCAAGATGCCTTTCAGTCGGTGGTTAACGCCTATACTCACCACGGGGTGATCAACAAGCGCGCAGGAATTCAACTCTTCGGCTACATGGTGAACTCGTCCCTTACGACCGTCTCCGCCATAACAAGAGCAGCTCAAGGGACTCTCACCGTAGCCTCGGCCGTGGGCATCTCTAATGGCGCTTGGTTCCAGGTCCTATTACATGAGAGCTGGCGGTGACAAACTTGGTGAAAATCCATCGAAAGAAATGGTTCAAGAGATAATTGAAAAAGCCAAAGAGATGGCAGCGAAGGACGGCTATGAGTTTTAGC